TTCCCATGGCCGGGATTTACATTACGTCCTGCACTTTGGGATATTATTTATCTACGTGAAAACATAGGTAAGTTTAATACTATGTTAGGACCCTCTTATCATGATTATGATTATGCAGTTCGTTATGCGTTACAAGGTAAAAAGGTAGGCGTTACTCCAGACTTTTTTAATCACGACGATACTAATTCTTCTGCTTTTAGTTTAAATGACGATAACAGACTTTGGGACGAAGAACCTACCTTTACACCTTTATCAGATTATCCTACACTCGTAGTAGGCAGTATGATAGATATAGGAAGAGAAGATGCAGACGGAAGAACTGTTAATCATTATTGGGATAGTTTAGAAAAAATACTTACATTAAAAAATCCTATAGTTATGGTTACTGAAAAGAAACATATAAATAAGATTAGAAAAATGCGTGGTAATTTTCCTATAGAGTTTGTAGAAATATCAACTGAGTACCTCGAAGAAACTATGCCTAGTTTACCAGACATACATAAAGTGTTTAATAGTAAAGAATGGAAATCTCAAGCAGAGTGGATGAAAGATAGCGTACTAGCCAATAACAAATATTATATTCCATTAACTCTTATTAAACAACATTATCTATACGAAGTAGCTACTAAGAATCCTTTTGATTCTGACCAGTTCTTTTGGTTAGATGCAGGTATATGCAGTAGTTATAATTTAGATAGTGTTATTATACCCGAAACAAATCCTTTATTGTTTAATCTTTATTCTTATCCATATATATCTAATACAGAAGTTCATGGATTTAGTATAACAGGTATGGAGAAGTATGCGCAACAACCAACTACATATGTCTGTAGAGGTTGCTTCTTTGGAGGAAACCTTGATAGTATAACTAAAATATCTAGAGTATATGATAGATTATATAGAGAGAGTATTAATGATGGCTATTTAGGAACAGAGGAATCTTTATATACTATCCTCAGTTATCAGTATCCACATTACTTTAATGTACATGAAATGCCAAACGGAGATATAGGAAACATATTAGGAGAAAGAAATGACCAGTAAGAAATGGGAACCAAGTCATATGAGATTGAGTCCAAGTAAGATTAATACTTATATGAAATGTCCAAGAGAATTTTATTATAAATATATAGCTAAGATACCTGAAAAGAAAACAATTCATTTGTTTCGTGGAACGTTAGTACACCAAATATTAGAAGACCTTTTTAAACAAAAGTTTAGAACTTTACCTCAATGGGAAAAAGGAGGACCTGCTATATGGGTACAAGACCAATTTGAAAAGGGTTGGGAAGAAAAAATAGCTAAACATAAATGGTTGTGGGAAGTCCACACCGACGATGAAATGAAAGCTATGTATATAGAAACCGAAGCCCTATTACAGAATTTTGTAGCAAGTGTTAATAAAAAATTAACCGAAATGGTACAGTGGAAAATATTTAGAAACAAACAACAAGCATGGAACGCTGTAGCTCCTAAATATGCAGAGAAGTGGGTTAAATCTCAAGAATATGCTATTGTAGGAGTTATTGATGTAGTTTGTAATGATTTCGATGGTGGTACTACTTTATTAGATTATAAAACTAGTAAGCGTTACGGAGCATACCTACCAGAAGAATATTATCGCCAATTGATTATTTATGCTTTCTTATACACTCTAGAGATGGGAGAGATGCCAACATTCGTAGGAGTTAATTATCTACGTTTCGATGATACCTTTTTTGTTAAGGTTAATCAAGAAGTACTTGATGAAGCTAAAGACCTTATTAAATTTGTACACGATTGTATTAAAGAACGCGAGGAGTATGAAGATAGGTATGAGCAAAAGCCCCAGAACTTATGTAAATGGTGCTCGTTCTATAAAGGTAATGGTGGAATGTGTGATGTAGAGTTACCTAAGTGGGAACCCAAATATAAAAAACGTAAGAAAGAAAATTATTCAGATATAGACCCTAAGGTAAAAGGTCAAATAGAATTAGAGAATCAGGACCAATTTCCTGAGTTCGATTAGGGCAATCTTTAAATAGTCGCGCTGTGTAAAAAGATACATGGCGCGCGATGATTATGGAGCAATCTCTGTAATCTCTGATGAAGAAAAAGAGATACTAGGGATAAAAGGTCCAAGAAAACCTCAAGATGATGAAGAGGAAAAACTATTCGAGACTATCGGCAAAGCTGCGGATAAGATTGGGGAAACTCAGATAGGTAAAAAAATTGGAACTATAATCACCGTGATTTTATTAGCGCTCTTGAGTGGGGGGGCTAACATGTCTATTATTCACGACTATATGAATGGAGATGATGATGGCCCCATCGGGGGCTGTCTAGAACCAAACGCCACAAATTATAATTCTAAAGCTACTTTCGACGACGGTAGTTGTAATTTTGTAGTAATAGTTTATGGTTGTACTGACCCCGAAGCGGTTAACTATGACCCACAAGCTACTCATGATAATGGGAGATGTAATATTCTAAACCAGAACCCTAATGGTACTGGTAATGAAACTCAAACTAATGAAACTATATATGGTTGTATGGATATAGATGCAAACAACTATAATGATAAAGCTACAGAAGATGATGGTTCATGTGAATATGAACACGAAGAAAATCACTGTAACCATACGGATATGTATGCTTGGAATGGTTTATCTCATGGAAACGTATCTAGACCATCTAACAATAGCATAGATTTCTATATGGACTTTGATACTGATTGTGATGATGAAGATGAACCTTTACCAATACTGGTATATTACGATTTAATACATGTTATGGTTACTGAAGATGAGAATGGTAACAAATCTATATCTTACGATGGGTACGTTTATACTGAAGTATACTTTAACGTCTCAGGATGGGATGAATCTGAACACTGGTTTGAATATGATGAATTATTTGATGTGACATTAGAAGAAAACTTTAATGATATTTATGAAGGTTACTGGTTCTATTATGTATCTTATTATGCAGATTATAATGGAGATGGTGACTATTACGGAGAGAACGAATATGCTGGTTATTCCACAAATTGGGCTGCCGGTGAAATAGAAGAGATAGGATGGAAGTTAAATGTCTAATAGATATAAAAAATTACTTGAAAGCATAGGGGAGGACAACGAATAGATGCGCGCCGCAGATATGTTGATTCTTACAAATATGCTAAACAAAATTATATCTGACATGGACGACTTCAAAGCAATGTTAAAAGAAGTGACTCAAAGGAATTTTGAGAATAACTTTGAGGAGGACGAATGAATGGGGTGGATAGAACTATTAACCATTCTAGCTTCTGTAATGGCGATACTCGCGATAGTACTTGCGTGTATTGTTATTCTGGCAGGAATAAAGAGACTTATCCCAAAATCAACCTCTCCCCCAAAGAAAGAAGAACAACCGAAAAGGAGGACTGAAAATATGAGTAAAGACCAAACAAGCGAAGGAGTAACCTTTAACGATATATTTATGTTTTTTATTGCTGTACCTCTAGTTTTACTATGGGTTGGGTTTGCAGGGTTCGTTATACATACGGGACTTAATAACTCAGCTGTTCTTGATAATATTGAAGCATACACAACTTTAATAGCTATATTAGGTGGGCCAGCCCTTCTAATTATTAAAGATGCTTTAGATGTATGGAAACAAGAACAAGCAGAAAAAACAGCATTCTATAAAACAAAAGCACAAGCAGTTATAGATTATAATGACGCAGCTCAAAAGCAAGCTCAAATGATTGAAGCTAACGAACAATCCCATGACCATGGGAAAAAGGTGAAAAAATGAATGAATTCGAAGACGAAAGAGTCCTAGCACAGCTAGAAGGTATACACGAGCTACTTGAAGCTTTAGTAGAAGTTGCCCATTGCTGCTGCGATTACACATGTTGTGTAGAAGAAAAAGATTGCAGCGATGAAAAATGTTGCTGTGACACGGAGGAAGAATAATGCCAACTAAAGAAATATACGAAAAATACGAGGCAAAACAAACACTTGACAAGAAACCAGTTGAATCTTCAATTGGAGGAAGTTTTAAAGGAGAACACTGGTCACAACAGTATTCTAAAGAATTAACCTTTGAACATCCATCCCAAGAACAGATAAACGAAATGGCTCATCATAAAGCCATAACTTGTTATGATAGATTGCCTGACAAAGATAAAGACAAGCCTAGCGTCGATTCTCGCGCATATACCCCTAACACCAACTTTGTTGAGATGGTAGGAGCTACGCAGAGACCCGGTGATAGAAGACTTGGGGAGCAGGATGACTAATGGTTAGTCAAAATAAAAAATATAATATAGATAAAACTCTTACTATGAGAAAGAGTGGTTCTGGAGAAAAAGTTTTTAGTCACGTAGGTGGAAAGACTCACGCTTTAGAACACAAAGCTATTTCTAAGGAAGAAGCTCTAAAACAAATTAGAGATGTAACTGAATCTGAAATAGAGTCCAGAGAACATCATGGACATCACATTGGTAAGAAACAACATAGTAAAACTAAATACAAGGACCATAGTTAATGGCCCCTAGGAAAAAAACAACAGCCGCAAAGAAAAAACAAGCAGCAGCTCGTAAGAAAAAAGGTGGTTCTAACGTAGGAAAATATAAGAAAGGTATAGCATTTGCTGGACCTTCAGGAGGCGCGCCAGCCGGAAGTTTTCCTATCAACACATTAAAAAGAGCTAAGTCAGCTCTTAAGTTAGCACACAACGCTCCACGACCTGCTGGAATAAGACGAGCTGTTTATAGGAAATACCCAAGCTTAAGGCCAAAGAAAGGTAAAAAGAAATAATGGCACCTCGTAAAAAGAAAACTACTAAAAAACGAAAGAAAGGTAAAGCTATACGTAAAACAACTAAAGGTAAAGGAGCTAACTATCGTTCTACAAAATCTGGAGCTGGTATGACTAGAAAGGGAGTTAAAGCTTATAGAAGAGCTAATCCCGGTTCTAAACTTAAAACAGCAGTTACAGGTAAAGTCAAGAAAGGTAGTAAAGCTGCCAAAAGACGTAAATCTTATTGTGCTAGGTCAGCAGGACAGAAAAAGAGAAGTTCTAAGAAAACACAAAACGACCCTAATTCAAGAATCAATCAAGCACGTAGAAGATGGAAATGTTAGTAAGCTTTATATAGGTAGACATGCTACTTATGTATGGGCTCTCGCAATAGGGCCAAGGCTCCACAGGATACTTACGCAAGTGCCACGTGGGAGCCCCAACAAATATGGAGATATCACATATGAATGAAACAAATAATAACACAGCTGATAATAGCACAGCACTTGAATCAAACAATACAAGTGACGATGGAAACATCACTGCATTATTAGAGACTGTAGAAGAATCTGGAATGTTAGATGCGTTAATGGATGACCCATTACTTATGGCATTAGCTGGTTTGGTATTAGCTTTAGGCGCTTATGTCGCTTATACAGTACCAGCAGTTAAAGAGTTAGTTTTTAAATACTTAAAAAACAACGAAGCTGAATTAATGGACATGTTAGATAAGAATCTAACCAAGGCCCAGATGAAAGCTTTTGAAAAGCTAGATGAAACAGCACAAAAGCACGTAAAAGATTCTTTAGTTAGAAATGTTTTAGTCACAGCATGGGATGAGAAAGATGATGAGCTTGCCGCATTGGTTAAGTCTAAAGTCAAATCAGCCCTTGATGAAGGCAAAGCACTTTGAACGAAGAGGAATACGAGCAGAGATTACGCGAGAGAGTAGGTGAAGGTGAATATGAACGTCATAAAGAACTTGTACGCTTGCTGGCTCGCAATCTTACTCTTGAAGACATTTTGTGGGAAGAAATTACTTTACATATTCGGGACATTAACTTACGAACAGAGCTCTTGCGCCAAAGAAATTCAATCGTTCGTGACATACATACAGAATTCCGAGCATTAAATATAGAAATACCCTCAGTTGTAGAACAAAGAACTGAAGGGTTTGCTTCTTTTCTGGAGGATTTAACAGATGACAGTGATAAGGAACGAAACAAAGGCTCTGAAGTCAGCTCTGACAGGTAAAGGAGCTCATGATACAAGAAACTTAGAGAATATATTCGAAAAGACTAGACACGACGAGAAGAAAATGCTTAAATTAATTAGAGCATTTTGTTCAACATACCTTATAGATAATAAACAACGTCCATTAAAACTCAGACCAATGCAAGAAGAGATTATTGTTAAGTCATTAACTCATCCTAAACATGGTAAACAACGTAAATTAGCTATTTTAGCTCCTAGAGGTAGTGGTAAGTCATTTGCCTTAGCAGTCGCAGTTACAATTTATATGTTCTTTAAAAGATTTAGAGATTTAATATTTATTTTAGCTCCATCAGAAGACCAAGCAGCATTAATCTTTGGTTATGTATATAGAAACTTTAAAGATAATAGATTTTTAGACAGCTTAGTAGATAATTATAAATTTCACAATAAGCCCCATATACGCATGAAGGGGGGCACAATGATGAGACGTGCTCCATTAGCGCCTAGTAACCAAGGTCAAGCTATACGTGGACAACATCCAACTATGTGTATTGTAGATGAAAGTCCGTTAATTGATGATAGATTGTTTATAGATAACGTAGAACCAGCGATAGTTTCAAATAAGGCCCCGTTCATAAATTTAGGTACACCAAAGTCAAAAGAGAATCATATGTATAGGTATTTGTATGATGAAGCATATGAACCTACCTTTACTAGATTACACTTTACATGGAGAGATGCTATTGAACAAGGTGACGCCTATGCGCCCCCTTATACTGAAGTAGAAATGTTAGATAAGATGACTGAATGGGGAGAAGATTCTATCTACTGGAGGACAGAATACGAGTGTGAGTTTGTAGAGAGTGTATCGAACATATTTAATCCAGAAAGATTAAGGGACTGTTTTGATGAATACGAACCGTGGACACGAGATACCATTATCGAGGGTGGAATATTCCCTCCTAACATCACTGTCGGTGTTGATGTTGGTAAATCTGTTAACTCTACTGTTATTACAGGATGGTCAAGGGAGAAGTCTGTGGGGGATAATACGGGAGAGGATATTGCGCGATTGGTATACGTTGAAGAAATCAATCCTAGAAGTGGTGGACACGACATTCCATATCAACGTAGACGTATCATTGATGTCTGTCATATGTTGCGTGCTGACAAGCTTATTGTTGATTGTACTGGTATTGGCGGTGCGATTGAACAAGACCTTCGAATAGATTGTATAAATAGTAGCCCTCAAATTCATTTTTTACCCTTTGTTTTTACAGGAGGTCCAAGGGGTTCTAAGACCCAGATTTATAGAGATTACGTTTCTTATGTTCAGCAAAACAGAATTAAGATACCTAACCCAGAAAACTTACCCGCACCTATAAAGAGGTTAGTAATGAAATGGTACACAGAACATAGAGATTTAGAATATACAATGGATGCAGCCAACAAAACTGAAAAGATAGCAGCACCAGACGGTAAGCACGATGATTATTGTGATAGTTCTGTTATGGGTATACATGCTACATTAAGTATGTTGCCGGGTTCTGCGTCTTTCACGTCTACTAATAGAGGAGGAGGTAGACAGTTTCAACAAACTCCTCGTACTTATGGTAAAAGTGGTATTTTTACTACTTCAATCCGTAAAACGGGTATTAATAAAGGTATACCACTATAGCACAAACTTTAAATACTCATGGCGGTTTATATATAGTTGATAGCCATGTCCATAATTGATAGAGTGCGAAGAAGATTCGCAAGTGTAGGGTCTAATCCCCCTTACAAGAAGGACGACCCCGTTAGTTTCGGAGCGGGTATAATTAAAAGATTAAAGCTTCAAAACACTAGTTTTAAAGCGTTGGGTAAAGGAGATTATGAACCACATATAGGTGCTCCACGTACTTATATGAATTTATATCTTCAAGACCCTATAGTCAGAACATTAATCGACCTTCCATGTTTTTATGCAGTCAAAGACAATTTTGATATAGTAACTGATGAAGACAGTGTAAGAGAAAAAGTAGAAGAAATGTTTAGAGACATCAATATAGAACAAATTCTATATGGTTGGGTAAGAAACTCTCGTATCTTTGGTACGGGATATTTGGAGTGGACCGGAGATAATTTAATTCTTCGTTCTAGCCAAAACATGTTTGTTAAACGAGATGAACATGGACAAATAATGTATTATTATCAAGAAGTAGGTGATGACAAAGAAAACATACGTTTTGAACCTGATGAGATAATAGAATTAAAAAATAACCCATTTGACGATTATGCATATGGATTATCTGATATACATCCTATTATATATCTTATAGATTTAAAGGATTATGCAGAAAGAGATATAGGTGCGGCATTAAACAAGTATGCAATATCTAGATTTGATATATCTTGTGGTTTACCTGATATGCCTTACGGACCAGATAAAATAAACGAAGTAGTTGATGCTTTTAATAATCTGGCACCCGGAGAAGATATCATCCACGGTAATGATATACAAATTAAAGAACTAGGTGGAACACAAAGGGCCTTTGAGTATGGAAAGTATACTGATGACCTTTTAGATAAAATCCATATGTCTTTGAAAGTACCACGTACTATGTGGACAGACCCAGAGAAAGCTAGACCTATTTTTGAACCATATGTTAATTATTTACAATCAGCAATAGAAGGAGCATTAAATGCTCAGTTAATGCCTCAATTAGAAAACGGAGAAGCTAAATTCAGATTCCGTCAAGTTAATATTGAAGATGCATTTACTAAAGCTAAGACTGATATGATATATTTATCTGAAGGTGTATTATCACCGGGAGAAGTAAGAGAAGAACGTGGTCTTGACCCTGAAGGAGTTGTAGAATTGGACATGGAAACTTCTGAAGATGTTAAGGCATCTCCACTAGAAGGTGGCCCCGGCAGTAAGAACGCTAATGTATCTGGAGGAAAAGATACAGATAAAAAAGAAGAAAGTGCAAGAGCGCAAAATAGGGGTAATAAACCCTCCGCAAATGCAACGGGAGATAGAAAATGACATACGACAAGTGTAAAGTTTCCGTTAGTGCCTCTCTAAAGAAACGTGGTTTTGAAGACCACGAAGAGAAGGCGGCGAACATGTGTAACATGTGGGCTGAACAAAATGGTGTAGAGCGGGAATTTGCGGAAGAAGGTAAACCTACCGAAGCTATACAGCGTACATTTGCTATCCCAATGGACGAAAGTCCAGAAATTATGTTTAATAGCAATGATGAAGGTGTAGATTCCGTCTCATTTCCAGTAATTGCTATTACTTCAGGTCTTCATACTTATGATGAAGACGAAAAAGAACAAAAGGTTTATATAGAACCGACCATTTTAAAAGATAGTATAGAGAAGTTCTCAGAGCTTCCTATATATATCAACCATCAACGAACGCCTGAGGATTTAATCGGCATGGCTACTGAGCCTCAGATTGTTGAGATGGAAAATGGTAAGAGTGCAGTGAAAATGTTGGCTACTGTTGATAATAAAACAGGGCATGGCCAAGACGTTATGAACAAAGTCAAAGACGGGGATATGACTCACGTTAGTATTGATTGGTTTTCCAATGATATTGACGTCATGGGTGACACATATGCCACCAAGTTACGTCCCACAGAAGTTAGTTTCATTGACAATGAAAAAATGGACCCCGTCTGTAAGGAATGTACAATAGGAGAGGAATGTGATTCACTTGTTGAAGATGACGACCACGACTGTGGTTGTGGTGGACACTCAGATGCATGTGAATGTGAAGACGGGAAGACAGAGGTCGAAACTATGACAGAAGAAAAAGTAGAAACCAATGTGAAGTCCGATGCAGAGAATATTGTCGAGCGCGAGTTCGCTTCTCTACGTACACAACTTGAAGAAGCAGAAGCATCAAAAGCTGAAATCGAATCCGAATTCAAAGCAGCTATGAAAGAATTAGAAGCTTTCAAAGCAGCCGAGGAAGAGAGAAAAGCAAAAGAAGCAGAAGCAAGAAAAGTTGAGATGGTAGAAGCAATTATTAGCAAACAACTTGTTTTCGGAACTATATCCGAAGATGACAAGGCTACACGCGTAGACGAACTATCTGCTTGGGATGAACCAAGGCTGACTGGATTCAGCGATGCTCTAGAAGCAATGCCAGTCCCAGAAGCTACAGAGAGACAATTCGGAAAAGGTAAATCCAATGACGATGAAGCTCCAGTTGTAGAAGAAAAGGAAAGGCAATTTGCAGTAGAGATGAAAGACGGAAAAATTCGTCTAAACAAAGAATTACTTACAAGAGGTAATTAAATATGGCAACAGAAATATTAGTAAATGATGGCGGTGCCCCAGCAAGAATTTTACCATTCACAGCTGGAAGCGCTGTTACCGCAGGATACCCTGTTCAAATGGGTGCAGATGGAGAAGTCGATAAATTCGCATCTGCAAACGGAAAACCACTAGGTTTTGCTTTGACAACAGTATCTTCAGGTAACACAGCAAGCATCATCACCGGTCACGGTGTAGTATTAAATGCATACTGTTCAGGAACAATCGGAATAGGAGACGGTGTAGCTACATTAGCTGACGGTAACCTAGGACAAGCTTCTTCAGCAGCTAACGCAATTGGATATTACATTGACCCAAGTGGTGCTCACAGTGGTGCAGCTAGCATGCAAAGAATTCTGTATCAAGGACTATAAGGAGATAAACTATGGTAGCATTAAACTCAAATTTAGCACCCGGTATACTCACCTCCCTTAATACAGGAGCTGTTGATGGAGGAGTAGGAGAAAGAGTACTTATTGATTATAAAGACGCAATTCAAGACTATAAAGTCACTGATTTGCCAGCTATGTCAATGTTCTGTGAACCTATGACTACAGAAACCGGCGGTGATATTGATATCACATTCGCAAAGCCCTCAATGGGCCTAGAAGAAATCAGCGAAGGTAACACACCTAAGTACCAACACACTAACTTGCGCTCTGAAAGAGTGTCTGTTGGAGAGTGGGGACTTGCAGTAGGTGTAACCCGACGTATGATAGAAGACTCAAGATTTAACGAAGTAGAGATGGCATTAAACGAAGCTCGCAGAGCTGTAGACCGTCACATGACCAAGCACGTTGTATACGCATTACTAGGTATTGCAGACACAACCCTTGGAACAACTGCGATTACATACAGTACAGCAGAATCAGCTATCACTAACTTTACAACTAACGTATACGGTGGTTTCTTAGGAACTGGCGGAACAGTCAACGAAGGACGTATTTACTCCTACGGTTTGACAAGTGACGCTATCCTTACAGGAAGTCACTACGTACAAGCAGCTGGTGCAGCTGGAGACGGTGAACTCGCATTAGGCGATATTACCGACTCTATGGAATTAATCGGTGGACACGGATATACCGCATCTACTATGATGATTTCCCCTCAGCACTACAAAACATTACTTAACATGGCAGATTTCACAACTGCAATTGGCGGATTATCTGGCGCACAGCCACTTCCGTATGTTGTTGAAGAATCACAACCTTTCAAGTCTACACTTGGAACTGGTCTTGTTGGTAGCTTGTATGGACTCAACGTTATTGTTAATGCTTGGTGTCCACCTGACCGCATTTTCATCTATGATGGAAGCGTAAAGCCTATGGCTTATGTGGAAAGGAGACCATTGACTGTAGAAGAAGCAAATCCGGGATTCGGAATTGTTGGTTCTTACATGC